GCTTATCATTGTCTATCATTGCATAAATAGGAGCATTGAGTAGTGATTGAAGCTGGTTTAAATCTCTAATATAATGTTTCTTTGTTTCTGCTGACCACTTAAACACATCCGTATGAAGCCAGTATAAGTTACTAAACAACTCCAAGTACATTATATATTCGTGTCTATTTACTACTGGAAACTTATACATCAGGTCTTCATAATGTAGCAAAGAGCATAGTATGGCGGCAGGTTAGCGTTGTTCCCTGAGACACCCTCTGTGCTGTTAGCAACAGTAATACCAGTGGTAGAACTAGCAGAAGTAACTGCAGTATTTGAACTTAACCTTTGTCCACTATCTGCACCACCACCTTGACCGGGAGAAGCAGCTCCGTGCCAAGCAGTTAATGAGTGTGTGTGCCCTGAGTCTGTAACCGTAGCAGTGTGAGTATGGCTCACTACTACAGCGTTAGCAGAACCACCTGTACCACCAACAGCATAAGAGTTACCAGCTCCTATAACAAACTTATCCCGTAGGTCTGGGGTGCTGTTAGAACCGTTACAGAGAGTCCATCCAGTAGGAATAGAGCCTACCGAGCCTGACCAAATCATAATCATACCAGCAGGCACTAGAGCAGCCGTAGCAGCCGCTATAGCAGTGGTCACAAAGGCCGTGGTAGCTATCTGAGTAGTGTTAGTCCCTGGAGATGCAGTAGCAGCCGCTGGAGTACCTGTAAAGGTAGGACTGTTTAGGTCAGCCTTAGACGAGATAGCAGAGGCGATAGCGTTATACTCGGTATCAATCTCTGTACCCTTGATGATCTTGGCTGGGTTGCCAGTAGCTAGACCGTCCTTAACAGCGAAGTTAGTAGCTTTTACGTAATTTGACAAATTAAATCTCCTTCAAATAATTTACAACAAGTTCAAGTTCTTCTATAGTTGCGTCAGTTTTAATTCTATTTGCCCTGTTTGAAATTATCTGGCAGTTTTCATAAGTATAACCTTTTGTAGAATCAATTCTATCTAAACTAGGGCTAGTATCTTTTGGAAAACCCCAACATAATTCAATGTTTAAAATAGGGCACTTATTATTTTGTGGGTACAACTGTTGTAAATCTTTAAAAGTTAAAGTATGTTCTAAATTGTTTTTTGCTGCTCTTTGTTTACTTGCTCGTAATGTTTGTTTTAATTTCCACTCATGGTCTTGGCTTAATTTAGAATACTTATTTTTGTTTTGTTTTACTGCACAGCTTTTGCAATAACAACTGTAACCATCTTTTTGCTGTGCGTTCTTGTGGAATAAAGAAAAAATTTTAATCTCCCCACAGTCGGCACACCTTTTACTCATGCTTGTTTTCCTTGTTTAATATATATGTCAATCCTTTGGATAGAGATGGGGTTACCGTTGATCTCAGCCTCTAGTCCAATCTGCATAACAGAGCCTGTACCACCAGCCTGTATCTTAAACTTGTCCAGTACAATACCGTCTGAGAACTCAGCAATATTATATTCACCTATATTATACTCGTAAACTACTGAAGTGTCAAGCTTTTTCGTAAAAGCAAAGTAATTTTCATTATAATCGAAGCCCCACTTGACAGCCACATTCTGGTTAGAACCACCAATAACCACGAATCCAATCTGCTTCATTATCTTCTCTATGGTGGGCTGCTCAAAGTCAAAGTAGTTGGTGTAGTAGCTAAACCGATAATCAGTCCCATTATCAGAGTGACCAAAATACTTACCGATATACCCAGGCTTGCCAAGGTATAGCTCTTTAGAGTTAGTAACAATAAAGGCTTTAGGTTCTATGGCGCTCCAAGTAGTAGCCCTAGCTGCTCCATCCTGCAGAGGAGTCCTCATGTCAAAGCAGTAAACCACCTTAGTAGTAGGTAGGCTAAGGAGGTAGAAAGCATCCCTGTCATAGTAGACAGACTTGATGTTAGCTGCTGTCTCAGAGGCCACGCTTGTCATCAGGTCATCCCGTACATTCTTGGAGATATCCCGCATGGGCAAGGACTTCTCTTGGATAACCCGCTGAAGGCTTCTAACCCCAGAGTCAGACAGGAAGATGATATCCATACCAGTGCTCTGTACAGAGTCTCTAGCAATACAGCCCACATTAGGGATAAAGTCTGCTAAGACCAGTGTTGTAACATCTACAGGGTTAGCATAGACAGCAATGTTATTACGACCAAAGATGATTAGGAATCCGTTGTGCGCCGCAATAGCTACTATCTTGTCTGTGTTAGGAAATACAGCGTTCAAGGACAGAGAGCCAGAGTCTCCACCTTGGAAGTCTGATCCGTCCAGTAAGCGACTGAAGTAGACTGTCTGTGGGTCTCCTGCTATGTCTGCCACCCAGATACGTCCATAAGCCGCTAAAGCGCAGTTAGGAGAGAAGTCACCAACAGAGTACCCTAAAGGCATTGTTCCTATGTCACCGAGCCTCTGGAAGCCGTATGAGCCAGTGTGAGAGTGTGGGTTAGCTATGGTTGTCACTGTGCTTGTCAGGGCATCAGAGACTGAATAGCCAGCACCAGCAGTAGTAATCGTTACAGTAGCCACACCTGTGCCAGACAAGGTAGCCACAGTAACTTTAGCAGCAGTGGTTCCACCAGATAGGGTTAGGATGTCTCCTACATTGTAGCCTGAGCCAGCAGCAGTTACTGTCAGGGCAGTGATTGCACCGCTAGAGACAGTAGAAACTGTGAAGGTAGCGCCAGTACCTGGAGTAGGTAGTCTATGGTAGGCCAGCATAGGGTGACCAGTCTGGACCAGATAGGCATGAGGCTCTGCATCAACCCCATCACCGTAGGGCATAGCAGCCCCTTGCCAGTTGTTACCAGTAATCGTATATGTTAGGTCTGCGCTGTTAGCCTGATTGCGTACAGTCCTAGTAGTCATAGTTGTAGTACCAGTAAACAACCTATTGTTACCAGCACTGATGAACTGACTAGATCCGTTGTCAGTTAACTCAAACATAAACTCTACTGGGTTAGCAGCGCCTAAGTCTGCATTTACTGCTGAGTTTACAGGTGTCCAGCCTCTACGAGCACCAACACGACCATAGCGGTCAATGACGCAGTTGTTAGCCTCTAGCGCAAAGCCAGAAGACAACGACACTGCAGACTCTTGGATGTTTAGTCCAAAGAATCCTGGTGCTGCAATACTAGCGGTCTGTGATGGAGATGCCATTAAGTAGGTGTCCAGGTAAATTCATCAGGATACTTGTTGCCTTCAACAGACACATGGTCTGCCAAGGATGTCTGATACAGGCCATAAGCTTCAGAGCTACTCAGGCCACCATCTTCACCACGCTCTGCCAGTGCCTTAGCATAGGCTAAGAAGATGACAGGCTCATCAGGAACCTTGATCTGGTCAGAGTTAAGGACTAACTGTGCTTGTGGCTTAATCACGTTAAAGTTAATGATGTAGTTAGCATCAGGGATAGGATACAAGTCTACCTGTGTGTCACCGTTAGAATCTACACCGTTAAAGTTATAATAGCGTGGTGAGCCATACTCAGGGGTATTGACCAAAAACCAAGCATCCATCTCTTGCGTTGCAGCATTGTTTAGGAACCAGTTGCTAGAGTCATTTAGAACATCAAAGACCCTAAATCGAATGCCAGCATTAGTGAGGACATAGTTAAAGAGGTTAGCAGTAGTAGACACAGTAATAGTTTCAGACAGAGCATTCCAATTGTATGCATCCTCTACCTGCCTTTTAGCGTCATTAACAAACTTGCTAATTAGTTTGGAGTAAGAAGTATCATTGACGGAAGTAACCTCGTTCTCACGAAGCCTAACCAACACATCATTGACAAGTTCTAGATAAGTTTTGTTAGCCATTTAGCAATCCCATTTTCTTAATGCTAGTGCTTTCCTTGTTGGTCTACCCTTCTCATCCTTCATAGGCCCAGGCACACCACTCATACGAGCACAGAAAGACTTCCTTCTAGCAGCCTTCTTAGGAGACTTAGCAGCCTCTTTAGAGGACACAGGAGGCTTCAGGTTAGCGCCTTCCTTAGCTTTAAAGTATGCCCTGCCTTTGGCGTTTAAACCACCTTCTGGGTTCTGATATACTTTCTTTACCATTATTTTTTCTTCGCAGTCTTCTTAGCTTGTTTGAATGCCTTAGCTGTAGGAGCGCCTTTAGAGCCGACCTTACGCATCTTCTCACCAGATCCCTCGGCTATCCGCTTACGCTTGGCCCAGATGTTAGAGTAGAGTCCTTGTTTCATTTCTTAGCTTTCTTCTTCTTAGCCAATCCTGCCATTGATAGACCAACAGCTACTGCCTGCTTCTGAGGCATACCTTCTTTACGAAGCTTGCTGATCTTAGCCGATGCTGCTGCTTGTTTGCCCTTCTTAGTGTAAGGGTATTTCTTTCCGTCTACCATTGGCATACTATTCTCCTTAATATTGGAATTGAACTGCAGTTTCAGGTACAAACTCTACTGTTGCTATATAAGTTACTGTATTAGTGCTAGAGTTCTGTACTCGAATCTCATCACCAGCTTGTAAGACTACCTCTGTGTTACCGTCTAATATAATAAACTCACCAGCACCTAAGTTCTTACCACCAACAATAAAGTACTCAGTGTTGGTAGAAGAGTCATACCAGTAGACCTTTGGAGTATCGTTACCAGTAAGACTAATGATATACATTAACTGCCAGTAACCAGTATTCTTGGTAGGAACCGTAAGAATAGTTTCCTTGGTAGTGGTGGTCTTGGTTGTAACGGCTGATACTTTTCTGCTCATATTAACCTATTTTAAGAACTAAGCTGAGTAATAGAACTACGATAAAACCAGTAGTCCCAAGCAGGATCTGTTCTAGCCTCTTTAGCCTAGCGTTGATGCCTGCATAGCGTTCAGCGCATACTGCCTCATGGGTGTCAAGTTGTCCTTTAACTTGGTCTGCTGTTGACATCACTATCTCCACTTAGGTCCTTCCATCCAGGCCACCAGCGAGTGTCTGGTTCCTTTGGTTACTGGGTTTACCTTATGAATCACAAAGGAGGGAAACACTAAAACAGTTCCTTGTGTCTTAAGGTGCTCTTGGGCAGGTGCATTAAGATGTAACGGCTGCATCTCAAACTCCCCACCTTCATACTCTTCTGGGCTAGACAGTTGGCACACCAGAGATAACTTCCTGTGTACTTGTCTACCATCATCCCAATTTACATCATTGTGCCAATTATAATAACCTTGGTCTTCTGCGTTGTACTCTGTAAACTGAATCTCATTTAAGTGCCACAACTCAGATCCAAAGGCATTATGATTAGCAACATGAAACAGATTAGTTAGTTCATGGTACAGCCAACCAAGATCTTTATTGTCTCTAGTAATCCACCTAACCTTACTTCTACGAACCTTGGTATCTATGTTAGAACCTTGGAAACCCACTATTGCAGCCTGCGGTTCTATCTCTTTTGCCTGCTCTACTATGGTGCTACAAAGTTCTTTAGGATACCTCTGCTGCCACATCTGCCACATTGCATTCAAAGTTATTCCTCTGCTGGTTCTGGTGT